GGGTGCTATTCAAACTGGTGATAATGTACAGTATTTTGGGGATGTGACTCCGCAGGAGCAATATCGAGTACCTGAAAAGACAGAGATTCGTCGTTCACTCTTGCATGGAGTTTTCCCACCTGTTACTCAACCATGTATGTTGCGTCCTAAGGATGGAATAGATCCTATGCGTATTGGTGTCCATAAGCAATTCAACGAAGTGGAGACTTTTGATCAAAACGTTGTTGATGAGTGCGTGGCTTCATACACACAGGATGTGTTGTGTCTGCGGGATACGACTTACTTGGATAATGCCCGTTTGCTAACCGATAAGGAAATGCTGATGGGAGTACCAGGGGATCGTTTTATTTGTCCTCTTAATCTGAAAACATCTGCCGGATTCCCTTATAATACTACGGCATATAAGACGAAGAAGAAAGGGAAGATGGATTTTGTTATCGGAGAGGAAGGGGATTATGAATTGACCCCTGAGATGATGGCATCTGTGCGAGAGCGAGAGGAAAAAGCTCGACGTGGTGTAGCAGCTTTTACTTTGTGGTGTGATACGTTGAAAGATGAGCGTCGCCCTATAGCCAAAGTGCTTAGTGGTAAGACACGAGTCTTCAACATCGGGCCCATAGAGTTTAATCTGCTATGTCGTAAATATTTTGCTTTCTTTAGCGCTCATTTATATGCTAATTGCATTTATGGTGAGTGCTCTACGGGAGTAAATGCCCACTCCAGTGATTGGGGAGAGTTGTTGGAACATCTTAAGGAGAAGGGTTCGCAATTTTTAGCTGGGGATTTCTCTAATTATGATAAGAGTTTATCTTGGCAATTGTTGCGAGCTTGTCTCGATGTTATCAACACTTTTTATGCTGATGGTGAGGAGAATTCAAGAGTCCGTGAGGTTTTATTTGTATCGATGTTTTCAGCCTTTCATTTGTGCGGCAGACGTGTATATCGTGTCTGTCGTGGCAATCCGTCTGGTTGTGTAATTACGGTGCAGATAAACAGCATGTGTAATTCTCTTATTTCTCGTATCACATACTTGTTAATTGGACGTCAATTGAATTTGAACGTTAGTATGTCATCTTTTCGGAGGGATGTACGCGTTAAAAATTATGGTGACGACAATTTGGGTTGTGTAGCCGATTCAGCATGGTGGTATAATATGCAGACTATTAGTGATGTCCTTCGACCATATGGTATTGTATACACCAGTGCGTCGAAAGGAGATATTAGTACCCCTTTTGTTACTGCCTCCGATTTGACCTATCTCAAGCGTGAATTTGTGCGTCGAGATGGTCGTTGGTGGGCGCCCTTGGCCCGTGAATCCATCCAGGAAATGGTGAATTGGATTCGAGCCTCAAATGATGATGAGGAACAAACGCGGAATAACTATGAGGGCGCTCTACGAGAGATGGTGCATTATGGTCGCCGAGAGTATGAAAACTTTCAGGAGACTGTGTGTGCCTATTCTCGTAGTCGCATGCCCATAGATCGAATTCCGTATGAGGTCTCTATGAATTATCTATTTGAGAACTCAGGGCTAGTGGCTCAAGGGGGAAGCAGTGATGGGGACTCCATTGAGTCCAGTGACTATGAAAATGTTTCGGAGGATGGTCTTGACCTGACTTTGGAAGATTTTGATGGTCAAGATGAGTGGTGATCTACCCCGCCGTTGGTGTATCGTAGTGTGTATAGTGGATTGACACATTGCGACATTGGGTTGTGGAGGAGTGATTTTTATCACAAGCATGTGCGTTCGCCTCCTTAAATATAGGATTTTCCACTATTTGGGACTTATATGACCGTGTACAGTCCTTTTCTTAATTAGGTCACTAATGATGTAGAAAATAAACAAGTTGATTATGTTCATAAACATGACAATGAGTCACGAACTGAGATTACAAAGTTTTCGGAACAAAGCTCTAAGGATACTATTGTTCCCCAACATGTTGTGTCTCCTTCTTCTATGCCTGATCCTTATTTTAAGCAAACTATTGTTTCTTTTTTGTCGCGTGCTTATCCTGTTGCAAATGTTTCGTGGACTTCTGCCGCTTCTATAGCTTCTAAGTTGTTAACCCTTCAATTTCCTGATGCTTTATTTTCTATAGATGCTATTGCGCGTAAGTTATCTAACTTCGCTTTCTTTCGTGGTGGTATTAAGTTAGGTGTACGTATAAATGGTACTCGCTTTCATTATGGTAAGATTTTGTGTTCGTATTTGC